TATACTGTAGTTCCATCATATCCAATACAAAGATCTACAGCAGCACCTTGCGCAGTACTACCATCTCTATCTACTAAAGCTAGCGCCTCTCCTACCATTATAATAGTATCAGTTCCTGCGTGAGCTACTAATTGTATAGGCGTACTATGCATACTATTTAACTGAGCTTCTGTAAGCACTACTTTAGCTTGCAGCCATTTTATTACTCCTGTCGAAACTGCTGATGGTGGCAAATCTGAAGTAAGCGCCATTACACCACTTGCATCAGGTACGGTTATAGTGCGGTTAGAAGAAGTAGCATTATTTTGTAGTTTAGATTTTGTAGTATTAGTTCCATCATCTCTTACTAAAAATAAAGCATCTTCCAATGTGAGAGCTCCTGCCATCGTATCACTAACATCATTTTTTAAATAGTCATCTGCTGTTGATACTGCACTTACTGCGTCTGCATCTACATAAGCTGCAGGTATGGTAGGTTTGTTAAGTATTTGATTATCTCCACTTGAAGAGTTCCAATCACTTTGCACATTAACTTCTGCGCCTGCCGCTATACCATCTAATTTAGTTTTGTCACCATTAGCAAATGCACCTTCACTTGGTTTAACTTGAAGTGTAGATATTGTTACACCTTTAACTCCTGCTAAATCTGTAAGTTCTGAATCCATTAAAGCGCCAGATGATTCTACATTTGCTGTATCTGTAACGTCTGCATTGTTCTCTACACCTGTAGCTGTGCTATATCCAGCACTACCGTGATTACCCCAACCATGAGCTGTATCAGCTTTAGTACCTTGTGCTGAAGTAGCATAATCTGATGAATCAAAAGCTTTAACTTGTGCTAAATTTGTTACTTCAGAATCCATCAACGCGCCAGCTGCTTCAACGTTAGTTGCATTTGGAGTAGTATTTGTGTCAGGCGGAGTAGTCCATGTCCCATCAGAATCTAAATATTTACCTGCTGCAGCGTCTCCTGCACTCGGAGGAGGCACTAAGCCTTGTTCTCCACCTGACCCCGAATCTCCCACAAAATTTGTTTCGATTCCTGTTAAAGATCTTGGGTTAGATAAATCATAAACTGAATAAAAAACAAACATACCAGGAAATTCTTCATCTGTGTAAATTTCTAATTTATCTGTTGATCCGCTGCCCCCAAAGTGCGTAGACCCTGTAGCTCCTACTGGAAAATGATCCGCAGTAAAAATTCTAGTTTCTTGGGGAAGTAATCTTAAATTATATAAGTACTTATACCCATCTGCAAAAGTTGAAGTATCTGTAGTGCTTACTCTAATTAGTACAACAGCTGCCTCATCACTTTCATTCAAAATACTTAAAAAGGTGACCTCTTGCAAAGCAGAAGTATTACTACTAATTTGCACAATTTTATTAGATGACGTTATGTATCCTTGGCCTACCCGCATTTTACTTTTTTATAATAGAATCTAAAGAAAATAATATATGAGCTGTTACTTCATCAGGAAATAAATCTTGAGGAATAGTTTTTAATTCTATCTCTAAGTCTACTTCTAATGCAGCTTTCATCTCTGCTATTTCGTTTTTTCTTGCATCAATTAACTCTTGATTATCATTTTCTAACTGGATTACTTGCGCCTCCCACCCTTCTTCTTTAGCTTTTTGAAGTCTAGAGATCGCTCTAGCAACAGCTTCAAATTCATCTGTTGGGTTTACAAACAATAAATCATTTAATGCTGTTTTTAATAATAACGCATTATCAGTAATTAGTATACTTAAATCTTTACCTTTTAAATGTGATGCACTCCACAACCCTTTGAGTAGTTCTAAGTGTTCACCTTTAGCTTGATTTAATGTAATCATTTCTTGTGCCATCTTAATTTCGTTTTTTGTTTCTATTATTTTTAAACTTTGATACTTTTAACTTAGCAATCCTAGCGTTTTGTACTTGCACAAAATGCTGATCACCATGTTTAAATGCAAAGGTAAGAAATCTATCTAAATAATTTAGAGAATCTACAACACCTTCTGAGTATGTTACTTTTCCTAGGTGGCTGTAATCTTGACAATTAAATAAAGAAGCATTACCAGTTCTATTTAAAGTATAGTCAATTAATTGAAGTTTCCAAAGTATTTCCATATCAACACCATCTAGCATACCAGTTCGCATTTGAGTATAAACGGTTTTACTAAGATCTGAAATAGTTTTTTTAAGAGCATCTTGAATACTGTAAATATCTTTTGGTACACATTCATTTAAGTATACACATGTACCATCATCTTTAACTGCAATTGGTATTGCTGCAATTTGACTTGGAGATTCAGGATTAATATTTAATCTAGATGTAACAGTTCTACCAGTAAAGTTAAGAGCATTTACGTCTACACATCCTTCCGATACATCTTCTTCGCAATAGCCTGCAAGATGTGGGTATAAATCTGCATCTACAGGGTTATTACATAGCCCGTCACAGTTGTAATGTCCAACTGGATAAATACAAGTACCATCGTCTGAGACTGCATCTGTATTATAATTACATGCTGTTAAATCTGTACATCCTAAAGCATACACACAAGAACCATCATTTGTATTGGCTGCAGCATTGTAATTAGTTGCAGTACTATCAGTACAACCATTAATAATACAGCTTCCATCATCAATAGATGCATCTGCATCAAAATTAGGCGCAGTTGAATCAGTACATCCAAAATCATCTGGCGATAATACAATAGTATCTGTAGTAGTATTAGCAGCTAACTGGCAGAAAGTAGCACTTACTCCTGAACTAGTATTTACAGTATCGTAAATAGTATAACTATAATCAATGTCAGCACTTAAACCTGTTAAAACGGTAAGGCCATCATAATCTGAATCTGGAAGACCTCCAACTGTCCAAGTTATATTGTACCCTATGTTTGGATCAATAGATAGCTCTATAATACCATCTGTAGAATCTGCTTTTGTTGGTTTTGTGATAATATGAGTAACATCAAATTGTTGGCAAAATTCACAAGTACCATCATTAAGCGTAGCTGTAGAGCTGTAATTCCAAGCAGCTTCTGACATACACCCGCTTACATAAGTACAAGTACCATCATCAACTGTTGCTAATGAGTTATAATTATTAGCAGTAGAGTCTGTACACCCATTAATGCTTGCCTCACAACAATTAGTACAGGCAGAGTTTACATTTATAAATAATGCGTTTATACTTGTATCTAAAGGTATAGCAGGTAATATAGTAGCACTAGCATTAATTGCCGTTTCAGTTTGATTAAAATTAAGTGCTGTCGCATCTGTACACCCAACAATAAGAGGGTAGCAATTTAAATCTCCTTTATAAGTAGGGTCTGAAAAATCTGTATTTGGAGCTGTTATTGGTACTCCATTTCCAGGTGCGTATCCTTGTTGGTAGCATCCAGGTGTATTAGATCCTGGCTCTACACAAGGATATGAAGCGGTAGAAACATTATCTAAGCCTATTACAGTAGATTCAATACATCCATATATATTTTCAATACAAGCACTAGTTGCTGTAGGGTTACCCGCAGTAGCTTGAGCATTGTATGAAGGTGATTCTGGGTTTGTACAACCTGCTATGTGAGGACTACAAGAACCGTCATCATCAGTTGCAGTTGGGTCAAAATTAGAAGCAGCTGCATCAGTACATCCTGGTATGGATTCGTAACAACACTCGTTATTTGAAAGTGCAGGTGTACACGGTATATTTGCATTTGCTACATAATTTGTAGAATTTGTTAATGCGCATCCTGATATAAGAAGATCTCCCTGACATCCAGAATTTATATTTCCATAAGTTCCATTTGAAGCTGAAAATAAAGAGTAAGTAAACGCAGGGGTAGCATTATTTATACCTGTATATAAAGTTTGGCCGAGTGTATACCCATTACCTCCATTCTCTATAGCCACGCCATCCCCAGTTATAGTACCATAGCTATTACTGTTATATGCATCTATGTAATCTGTGTTTGTACATCCTATTAAATTAATACAACTACCGTTGTTAAGGCTTGTGTCTCCTGTAGTGTTTGTTCCTGGAAGAGGATCAAAATTATTAATTTGCCCCGTTTCATTAAAAGATAAGTAGTGCTCTGCGTAAGCTGTATCAGTACATCCTGAAACTTTTGGTGTTAGACACATAGACGGCGTAGAAACTGCAAAAGGATTTACAATTCCTTCTAAATAATTCATGTCTGTACATGCTAGAATTAATTCATTTTTACACACAACACCTGCATTATCAGAGCTTGCTGTTGCATTACACCCAGCATCGTAGTAAGTATACTCACTATAATTTTCATCTGTACAACCATATACACTAGTACAAAGACTGTTGTTAACAATATTTGTTGTGCTAGTGTAAGCACAGTGAGATGGAGTTATAGTTACATCAACATCAGTTTCAATATCTGTATATGTTATAGAATCACTAAACTTAGTTGTACACCCAAATACCGCAGGATTCCCACACGCTCCATTACTTGCATTGTAGTAGTCAAAAGACTCTGTAACAGAAACTCCATATTTATTCGTGTAAGTAAGGGAAATTCCTGCTGGAACACCGGCATTACCAAATAGTGCTTGACCATCTGCTCCAGTACCTACTGTAGGCCCATAAGCGTTTGTCTTAGTAAAATCTGTACAGCCTGGAACAAGTACATTAGTACATGCTGTAGGATCATTAACATTAACACTAGTTCCGCTATAGGAAGTGTACAATACTACCGGGTAATTAAATGGGTTAGAGCTTACACCTTGATTTAAAATCTCAGTTGTAGTATCATCGTAGTGTTCTGCGTAATTACTATTAGCACACCCTATTATTGCTGGAGTAGTACATGTTCCGTTATCTATTAAAGCGCCAGCACTATCTGCATTAAGTGTAGGTGTTGCATAATATTCAAGAAAATTTGGATCTGTACATCCATAAAGAGATTTACATGCTGGATTTGAACCTATGTGTGTTCCGTTAACTCTTCTTACAGCTAATACTTTAGCTTCAGTAGTTTTAGAAACATCTCTGTTTGTCTTGTCAGTAAGAGATATAGTTTTTGCAGTGTTTGCATCAACTTGAGTTGAGCTCCAATATTGCCCTTCAAGACTAGTTACTAATCCGGTTGCTTTTAAATTTGTATATATTTCTTCTAACTCTCCTGTAGACGGTAAATACCAATCTGTAAAAGTATCTTGCACCAAGTTAGTAACTCTGTCTGCTGCTGTATTAGCTGTAGTGCACGCGGCTTCTATTGCGGTGGTATTTGCAAGACCTCCACCTATAGCTGTTGAAGTTGCTCCTGAAACGTTTGTACCTGCACACCCCCATTTTGAGTTAGCTACAGAATCTAAAGATGCTATATAAACATGATCATTTGTTGCATCAGTTTTGTACACTATTCCGCCATCAATTACAGTACCTATTGAAGGTAATAAACTAACATCTTGACTTGCTAAAGTACAAGGATTAAACCCTGCATTAGCAGTGCTTCCTGATGGACTTGCTTCGTATGGCGACTCGTAAGAAACTGATACTGTTATTTTACTAGCTCTATTATCATCATTTCCTGTATGACTAGTTGGGAACGCACTATTAGCAGTGTTATTGTTTAAGTAAGCAGATTCTAAAGTTGCTTGACTATCTAACGCATATTTATAAGTTTTAATGTTTATACCCGGTTGCCCTGGTTTTAAAGCAGCGTAGCTAGTAGTTACAGTATCTATTACAGTATCTGCTCTATTTTTAGACGTAATTGTATAAACTGCAGATGCGGCTTGAATGTCTTCATGAATAGGCGCAGTACCTAATTTTACATTAACTAAGATATTTCCAGAGTAAGCTCCAGAATCAGCGTATACATAAGGTTTTGCTTCACAAACTTCTTCAGTAACTATAGGTAAAGGTCCTAAGTATGTATCAGCAACATCTAAGTCGTAGCAACAATTAGATGGAGAAAATTCTTGATTAGCAGCTGAATTATAATTTGTAGCTGTTGAATCCATACATCCTCGAACTATGCTTACACATGAACCAGGCCCACTACTAATAGAAGTGTTAACATCAATACCTCTAACTCCTGTTAAAGGCTGAGGGTAATCCCCAAAACCAGCAGGGGCAGTTGTTGTAGTGTAAACAAACCCACTTGGACCAGTTATACTATTTTCTAGTTGATGTACCATCGTACTAGGATTCGGATCTTCTCCACGTAATGGTTCTTGCATAGAAAATTTATCAGCAGCTGTATATTCAGTACCAAGACTACTTCCGCTTACCCAAGGAGCACCATCTATAACGTTATGGAAGTTTTGATTAAACGTATCACCAGTTCCTACATTATTATTCCAATAATTATTATAATTATGAGACGCAGAATCAGTACATCCAAATACTTTAGGGTAGCAAGGAGAAGTTGTATTAGTTTCGCTATGTTGATTTACATTAGCAGATGAATCATAATTAAAGGCAGTAGAATCCGTACAACCAAAAACTTTAGCTACACAAGGATCTGTTGCGTCAGACGCAGATGTTGCATTTATATTAGCCAAATTATTATAATTAAAAGCTGCTAAACCATCAGATCCAATATCATTTATAAGTTGAGCTCCGTTTGGTTCTAAACCATTGTCTGTGCACCCATAAGTTTGCTGACAAGTACCAGACACTACAATAGTTTGTGTATATGTGCAGCCGGCTAAAGTTCCTGATTCATTAGGATATGTAAATGTTATTTTAACAAATGACGCTACACCTTTACTTGAATTTGCAGTATCATATATTCCAAGAGGGAAACTTCTTTTTAAACTTATTGCGCTTATTTCTGCATATTTATTTTCAGATAATGAATCAAATTGAATTCTAATGTCATCTTCTTTTCCTGTAGGGACACTAAATAGCATCCTACGAACTGAAGAGCTTACCCCAGCAGTACTAGTAGCTAAAACATTAGTTCCGTCCGTAACATCGACCTCTACATTACTATCATCAGTAGTTAAAATAAACTCTAAAGTGTAACAAGTAGTCTGCCCAGAATTATCGTTATCTAAATACCCAGTATTCATGTGGTTTAATCCTCCACCAGCTATTAAATCTTCAGCTATTCCAGCTGTATTTAGCATAGCGTACATACCCGTATCTCCTGCTCCTGATCCTGCAGTAACTTTAACTGAAGTTGCAGTAGGAGTTGTTATAACAGAATTACTAGATTCTGCTGTCCAACTACCTGCAGCATAAGCAGTAGAATTTATTAACTCAGATCTATTAGCTTGATCTAATTGCCCCCAAGATACATTGCTATACGTAAATATAGTTGTATTGTAATCCGCCGTTGGACTTCCTGCTGATGTAGGCGGATGAGTTGTTATTGTCATTGAAGTTGCCCCACTTCCTCCTAAAGAAGTTATAGGATCTATATCATATAATGGGTCAAACGCAACATCTACTGTAGCAACTCCTGTACAATTAAGTTGCGAAATTAATGGATAAACAGCTGTGTGTTTTTTAATTTCAAAGTTACTAAATGTTATTATCGCGTTATTACTTATATTTGCCCACTCAAAATAGTATTGATGTGTAGCGTTATATTCAAAATCAATATTAATATTTTGAGTAGCAGCATACGCTATTGTTTCAATTATAGTAGTAGTACTACCATCAGATTTTTTAAGTAGGAATGTTGCATTATCTTCTCCTCCTGTGTACACATTAGTTGCAGATAAATTGTATATATTATTTGTTTCAAGTCCTACAGCATTTATTCCGTATAAATTATTAGGATTACCGTCATTAATTTCAGCTAACGGATAGATAAGTCCCCCTGCATTAACTCCAGCTGAAGGAGCAGTAATTACAAATTGAGTAGCTGTATCTGTAACAGTGTTAGCTCCAAGACTTGAATAATGCACTTTTGTATATCTAGTAGTGCTTAATAAATCACTGCCTTGAGACCCTGTCCCTAAAACATTGTATTTACCAACACCATTAATTTCGTAGTATAAATTAGCACAACAAGTACCATCATCTGTATTTACAGCAGGGTCATTTGCGATACCGTCATCATTAGTATCATTATAATTGTAAGCTTGTACATCTGTACAACCTTCAACTATAGCGTCACAAGAAGTTGTGTGTACTGGATTTAATGTAGTATCTGTTGTTGCCTGCTCATCATAATTAAATGACGCTTCATTTGTACAACCTAACCATACGCATCCAGAATCATTAAAAAGAATTCCAGTATAATCTAGATGATTAGGATCTACTACAGTGCCAACACTTAAATTAGTGTTATCAGAATCTGAGATTAAATAATTTTCTGCGTTTTCATTGTTAATAGTTAAAGCTGGATCTGTACAAATATCTATTGTACAACTTCCATCATCAAACGTTGCAAAAAGATCGTAATTATCTGCATACTGATTCATGCATCCACCTCTTTTACATCCTTGCTCTCCATTAGGTCCAGTTTCTCCAGCTTCAAGGCTGTAAGTAACTAGGTCACTATAGTTTGTTGCCCACGGTAAGCCGGCGTCTGCGTGACCAGGAGGGTATAAACCATCGATCCCACAACCATGTAAATAACATTTAATTGAATCATCAGCAGAATCGCTAGTTACATCAGGACATAAATTTTGAACAATCGAAGTTATCTCGTGTATAATTACTGAATGAGTTGCAAGCAAACCTCGAACTGTGAAATTTACTAATCTATCTGTATGAGAAACTCCTGTTTTAAAGTTTATAGTATATGTACTTAATGTATTCTGATTTGCTGCAACACTTGTTACAGAGCTCTCAGCTTGAACAGGGGTAACTACAAGTCCTGAACTTATGTTAAATGGTATAGATATTCCTGGTAAAGGTATTGTATTAATATTAGCTCCTCCAGGATTAGTTAACGATAATGCGGTATAATCTATTGAGTACGTAGACTCTGCATCAACAAAATTAGGTGCTGATGATCCCATAATAGCGGGAGAAGCAGGAGAAGTTATTTCAAAAAACACATCTGCAGCTTGCGTTACTGTAGCGCTAAACGTTATTATATAAGATGTATTTGGGTGTAATTTAGTACCCCCAATAGCTGAAATCTGCGGACCAGTTGTAATTGTAGTATCTTCTGTAATAGGGATACTTACATTTATTTCATTAGTAGTTATGGTAGCTCCAGTTAGTGCAGTTATTTTAACACCAGTTGCATACCCTTCTGTAGTGTCTGGAGATATAGTGTATTTTCCACTTACTCCTGGAATCCATCCTCCTGGTTGAGCAGAGCCTAACCAAGTTATTGGTTGGGATCCATATGGTAAATCCGCTATAGTCATTTGCCCAGATAACGATTGATTTGGTCCTTTGCAGTTATTGCTATTAGCATTTGCATTGTAATTTGTATACTGACCAGTTAAATCTAAATCACTTCCTACTATTACAGGGTTACTGCTATTCATACATCCAGGATATATACACGTAGAATTATCTGCTGCAGTGTACCCAGTATCGTAATTAATAGCAGTAGGATCCGTACAGCCAGTATATAGACATGTCTTAGTATGTTGCGTTGCCGAAGAATTATAGTTGTCAGCAGCAGTTCCTGGGAATGGACTAGAAATGTTTTGAGAGTTATGTGAATTTAACACAGTGTTTGCAACCCCTGATAAACTTCCTGTAGAAACTTCTGGCCACAATCCGTGGTCCATACAGCCGTTTAAAAAACACGAACCGTCGTCTACGTTTGCAGAAGCATCGTAGTTAGTTGCAGTTGAGTCTGTACATCCAGAGAATTGACATGACCCATCATCAACATTATAATAAGATTGATAATTATCAGCAGAGCTATCTGTACATCCACTAAACTTGCAATAATTAGGCGACGTATCGCTAGTTGAATCTCCTGCATTTAAATCTCCTGTAGTAGCATTAGGATTGTAATTATCAGCTGAAGAATCAGTACATCCTACAAACTGACATTGAAAGTCAGTATAATTAGATGGATCATTAGTAGGAGTTATTTGAGTATTTACATCTGTTCCTGTACCTGCCGAAGTTTCTGAAATGTTCCCCTCATTATAATTATTATAATTTGCAGCAGTCTCATTATTACATCCGTAAACTATATCGATACAAGTATTACCATCGTCATTTGTTGCATTAGGATTGTAATTAAATGCAGTTGCGTCTGTACATCCTGAAACATACTCTGGAGCTCCACTAAGGCTGATAACATGAGTAATAGTTTGATTGTTATCTCCTATACATCTATTTGCTATATCTTCAGCTTCGTTATTTAACTCTCCCCAATTATAACTAAAAGTTACAGACCAGCTATACAAAGATTGAGCTCCTGCATTTAAAAAGTATGGAGCTGTGTTACTGCTATTATCTAAGTAAAAATGAGTATAAAACTCAGAAACTTCAGAGCTGCGTACAGTTAATATAGTAGGGTTAGCAGTCCCTATTGCTGTAGTAGCAATATAATTAAATGTAATTACGTACGGGGTAGTCGAGTCTACTGCTGCATTGTCAGCATCAAAATCTCCGTTAGTACTAAACGAATACATTACATCATTCTCAGTACCTGCTGCGTCTGGAGTAGTATTAAAACTTTCAGTTATACTAGTAATATTAGGAATACCATTACAAAAATAACAGTATGTAGAATCTGATATATTTACATTTATTGGTAAATTGTGAGACGCTGTAGTGTAACCATCGTTATAATTTACATCTACTCCTGCAACTAAAGCATGATTATAATTAACTGCAGACTGAGTCATACATCCTGTAATGCTTGGTATACAAGTTCCATTATCTGTATTTACGTCAGTCAAATAGTTATTAGTAAAAGTCGATCCAACAACAGCAAGAGGATTTCCTACACCTCCAGCAGTTGCCAATGCTCCGTTATTTGAATTAAATGCGTTTTCATTTAAACATCCTGGTATAACTGGATAACATTCTCCATCAAGTCCTGGAGTTATTATACAAGTACTATCACTATCATAATTAAACTGTCCTTCAGTCGTACATCCGTACACAACTTGCGGTATAAAAAAGCATTTCTCTGTTGTTAAACTTAATCCGGTTTGCTCAACTCCATTTGAATCAGTATAAACTAACGTAGGATAAGATTGAGTTATTGTTACACAAAATTCTGCCTCGTTGTTTTCATTTAGCCAATTAGCCCCGGCGATTGCAAAGTCTCCAGAAGGTACTAATTCTGTAATAACTCCAAGACTTGTTGTGTCTACAGGATTATAACTTATAGGAAGAGTAAAGTATGTACCTTCGTCATCAGACTCAAATCCTTCTTCACAAGCCTCCCAACTTTCTATTACTCCAAGTTCTTGCGTTCCTTGCGTTCCGTCTACTGAACTATACGTTTGAGATAAAGTTATATCTATTTGAGCTTGTACAGAATTTGAATAAGGACCGTCATTACTACCAGTAAAAGACACAACGTAATCATGTGAACACCCACTAGGTAGCGGTTCTTCAATCTCAATTGTAGGTCCAACTCCAGGCCCTCCAACAACAAAATACACACATTCACTATTATTTAAATATCCAGCAGTGTTTGCTTGAGCATTAGCATCATAGTTAGCTGCTGCCGGATCCATACAACCAAAGTTGACTATAGATGGAGCGGTCTCAATGTATGCGGCTATATTTAGTGTGTCCGCAGAACACTTGTTTAACAATCTTTTGGTAGGATAAAACGATAAAACAGTGTAGCTAGGAATTTTATAAGAAGAATTGCATCCAGTCATATCTGAATACATATAGCCATCTGGGTATTGAACAGCTTCTGCTGATCCAGGTTCTGGTATAAACGAATAGCGATTAGGGGAAGTTAAAAAATTACTTGTAAACCCTGGCGAAGGAGCTATACCGTTGAATTGGAATTCTGGCATAAATACATCCCCATTAGGATCTTTTATTGTAAATCTCCCTTCTAACCCAGCAATAGTATCTTCTAATATGTACCAAATTTCATCAAAAGTATAAGCTTTTTCGTTAGTCCACACCTCATCATTTGCACAAGATCCTGGAATATCGCATCGTAATGGGTTTAGTTTTAATCTTATACTTTTATCAAACCGTACATTAAATATTTCATTGCGGGTAATTTCTGCTGTATACCCATTTTGCTCTAAATAATCTAATAGAGATTCAACTCCTACAGGGTGCACGTTTTTTAGCGCTCCTGCTTTAGATACATTATTAAGTTTAAAATTATCTATAGTATAGTTAACTTGCGCAGTAGTTGAATTAAAAGTTAATATAGAGTTTGTAGTATTAATTACGTTAACTTTTTCTGCAGTATAAGGGGTTTGTCTATTATGATTGATATTTACGTTACCTACAAGGTCAGCTACTGTCTGAAATACAGTAAAACTATCCTCTAAACAATTTCCGCCATCATTAAATACCCCTAAACTATAATTAGAAGTAACGTCTGTTGGAGTAAGAAGAGTTTCTAAATTTGGTAAAACAGGGAATGCCGCTTGATAAGCAGCAAAATCGCTATTATAAACATTTTCAAATATACCAGGAACTGTAGTTCCGCTAGCATTTACAGTATAACTACATAAGTCATATACAGGAGGAAGATCTAAAGAATAATCACATGGATCTACTAAAGCGTTATTAGGTACTAATTCAATAAAATGAATATAACATACTGCATCTGCCGCAGTTATAACGTTTATTTGTACTTGCGCATCGTTAAAAGTAACTCCTGTTTGAGTAAACGTAGTTGCTGTACCACTTACTACGCTAGTAATGTTTGTACCTGCTGGAGTTATTGTTGATCCGTTACCTAACAGAAAATCTAAACTAAAATCTTTAGATCCGCTTATATGCGTTATTTTAAAACTAACTGTATATGTAGAATTTATATTTACAGGGATGCTTAAATATCTTAACTGGCCTTGCCCTACTACTTTTTCTAAACCTCCCTCAACTACGTTAAAAGGAAGTGGGTTTCCACCAAATAGCCACCCATTATACCCTTGAGCAGTATCGTTAGCCCAAGTTTCGTAAGTATCTTCAGCTAATCCCGTACTGTTATTAAAGTCTCCAGGTAATATACTACCAGTAGTAGTTTGATTAATATTTGCTAATGGATTATAGTTGTTAGCGTTTGAATCTGTACATCCAGATACTTTTAAATTTAAACATTTTGTACTATCAGTAACTGCAGTAGCACTTGAATCATACTCTGTGTAAAGAGGGTCTGTACATGCTAAATGGTAGCACCCGCCTTCTGCAACATAATCTGAAGCTGCTATAGTAGCAGAAGTTAATCCGCTAATAGAAGAAGTTACATTAGTTGCAGTATTTAATATATTATAGTTACTTTCATTAATTGTTAAGCCAGTCTCTGGGTTAGTGGTAGTTGCATCTGTACACCCAATTACTGTACAACTAAACATGCTAGAAAAATCAATCTCTGTAGCTACGCATGGATCTAGTACTTCAACTTGATACACAGTGTACATAACATCTTTAGCTGTTCCAGAACAGGAAGCTGATGAGTTATTTAATATCTCTCCTGCTGCATTTGTGCCAGGTCTATAACCTGTTGGAATATCTGTATTAGTAGATGCAGATTGAAATGTACTTGTATTGTTTGAAGAAGGGATGTAGTATCCAGCGTGGTACGTTATTTTTGCAACATTATCACCAGGTATTAAATTTGAGATAGGGGCACCTGCAGCTGTATTTAAAATTAATCCATCTATTGGATCTTCTACCGTACTTTTTATAACAAAGTAATAATACACAGAAGAGGTTATTGTTCCCGCCCAGTTACCTGCAGCAGCTGCCGCGGATATAGCTTCCGCAGACTCTAAAGTATAAATATCTGTTAAAGTGTTACCACCAGAAGTAGCTGTTGGAGAACCAGCCGGATCAGTTAAACCTGTCGTCTTATAAACAACTTCTCCTCTTGTGCTTGGCTGACTTAAATATAATATAGCATTATTACAACTAATTACTTGTACCTTTACTCTTTCGCCAGTAAATTTTTTATAAGCTGTTCCAGCCCATGTTTCACTACTATACTGAGTTAAATCATCAATACATGCTTTTCCACTAACATTTGATAATTGATGTGTTCCATCAGTAAGAGCTGTAGCATTATAAATATAATTATAATCTACTTGTCCTACGCTTCTATCTAATATTACTGGTGTCACACAAGGCTCAGTTATCGCTATAGGAAAAGTACATAAATCTGAGTTGTTTACTAAGTTTGGTATTGCGTCACCAGCTGGATCATTACCAGAAGATGATATTAACACTGGTGAGGTAGATCCTGCATATACAGGAAAAAATCCATAGCCACCATTTGCTCCTGATTTTGTATTTGTAAAGTTAGAGACAGTTATACCTGTGCTAGTATTTGAGGCTGCAGCAATTGTACATGCCTCATAATCACAGTCTGTAATTCTGTGCATGTTAACGCCCGAAGCAACTTCTGCACTATAATTCGAAGCTGATGGATCTAAACATCCAAAATTCTTAGCAACACAAGGGTTTGAACTATCTGAAGCGCTAGTCTCGTTTACTGTTGCATTTGAATTATAATTCCAAGCCCCAGTATCTGTACAGCCATAAACTGCAGTTTTATATTCACAACTACCATCATCAGTAGTTGCTGAAGGGTCGTAATTTAGTGCAACGGGATCTGTACATCCATTATATAGACAACAGTATCCTTCAGCTCCAGATGCGGCATCGTAACTAGTTCCGCACATTACTGTAGCGTACGCATGAGTGTTAGTTGCATTTGAATCTGTACACCCTACTACTCTGTATTGACAACTACCGTCATTATTATTAGCTGCAGAATTATAATTATCTGCTGTAGGGTCGGTACACCCATCTACACACCCTCCCACAGTAATAGTAGTGTTGCCGTGATACGAAGCATAAGATGTAACTACTACAAAAGCTATTGTAGTAGTAGTATTTGGAGAAAGTGTTACTAAAGGTCCGTTTACTCCAGACACTTCATTATTAAAACTCGATCCATCGTAAGATAAATCCCATAAAATATATTGAAAATGTGGAATAATCTGAGGAGACAAGTCAATCCAGAATTGGTATGTACCGCATGCTGTTTCTTGGTAATTTATTGCAACGAAAGCTACGTCTCTATTTGAGTCATTTGTTATTCTTTGTATCTCTTGCGCAGATAGCTTTGAAAGCTCATCAAATTGGCAAAATTCAGGAGAACCTATCTCTGTGCTACCACTATAATTAAAAGCAAGTTCCTGATCACAGGCATTAGCATAAGTAAAAATTTCTGCCCCTGTGTACCCAACTGCTGTAGTAGCTGTATTAACTTTGTTTTGTGCGTCCCCAGTTGTAATACCAAGTATACCGCTATCTGCAATTAATTCTGATCCTTTTGTAAAAATAGTCCTATCAAGTTTACATTCAGATGGCCATTGTGAAAAAGTATCAGGATAAATTATATTCACACCATATATATCTCTTCCTAATTCAGCTACAACTCTTATACGAACATTACAAATATCAGTACCAAAACACAATGTAGAATTAAGTATTTCTTCGGTTAGAGGTTGACCTTCATTTGAAAGTGCAAACTTATAAGTTGTCCCAAGTACTGGTGCATCATAGCCTACTCTATCTGAGGGTATAATTTGTATTGCACTTGAATTATGATCGAATTTTTTTGCTAGTATTATAGCCATCAGAAAAGATAATTTATTTAGTTATTAACACCCACAATCGCAATCATTATCGCAAAATTGAACAGCTTTTTTGTACTGTGCTTGCGCATCAGTAACTAATACATTATCCTCTTCTCGAGTAATTCGAGCAGCTGTAGCTTCAGAGGATCTAATAAGTAATAATATTTTTTGAGCTTTTTGTAGTAAAGCGGAACACGCTGGACTTGTACAGTCACAACTTAATAATTTATCTGTTAACAAAACTAAACATTTGTCAACAGAACATGTAGATACTACATATCGTTTCATTGTAGTAATTTCTCCCGTAGGAGAAGGCGAAGTTAAAGTAACTTCATAAACACCTCCAGTACTTAATCCACTCCAAGAAAAGGCATCAGCTGATGCGTTAACAGATCCTTGAGTAAATGTTTCCCCAGTTTCAACGTGTTTTAAATCAACTGTATATTTTACGTTTGATAGTAGCCCTTGAAAAGACACAATCATTGCTTTACAATCTCCGCTAGGAGTTGGATTCATTATAACAGCCATATATAAAATTTAAAAAAAGAATATAAGGGAAACCAGTTCCCTTACATCCTTTATGTTAATTAAGATTATCCTAATTCAGCCCAGTCAATTGCACCTAAACCAATAAAGAAAGAAGCTAATTCTTCTTCAGTACCAGTGTGTTCAGTACCATTTTCACCATCTAAATATGAACTTCCACCTTTAGGGAAATACAATTGATAGCTTCTCATGTTATCTACACCTCTAATTTGCCCTTGAGCCTTGTTACCAATTGTAAATGCATAAGAATGATATTCTCCACCAACTACTGCATTAAGAACTTCTTCAGCAGGTAATGCTGTGTAACGATCGTAGTTACTTACATCTCTACCAAGTTGCTCTTTTTCTTTCTTTACAACTTCGTCGTAAGTACCGTGACCAAAAGCAAAAGCTGTTCCGGCTACTGTTTCCATTGCAGCAGTTGACCCTTGAGCGTCAAATGCTACTGATGCTCTAGCTCCTGCTGCTAACGTAATGTTAACTTGAGAAGCATCAGATCCATCTACAGCAGCTGATGCTACTTTAGGGCATCCGCCTACAAGTATTTGAGCGTTAATTGCTGCTGCTAAATTTGTTGCAGCTGTATCTACAGTTGCTCCCATTAAGAATTGGAACCCAGAAGTATCAAATCTTTCAAACCCGGTATCACTAAAAATAAGTTTAAAAGAGCATTCGTCAGTTGCTGCAGCTGCTGCTGCACTAAAGTTATGCTTTATAACTTGATCTACCGCGGCTACATAAGCTCTTGGGTAAAAATTATTTGATTTTACTACCTCTGATGGAAGTAACCACTCAGATTCATTTAAAAGAGCTAAGCTTACTGAAGCTGCTTCTTTTAAAATACCAAATTTAATTTCAGTATCTGCTGCTTTTATTGTTGCTAATACACTGTTTTGAACCAATGCTGGCTCTCCATTTGCGTCTTTATAAAGCATAACTAATGCGCCTGCGGCTGCACTTGTAAATGGTCCTGCGACGTCTTTTCCTACTATTACATGTCTCATATGTGACAAAAATTTAAATTAATATAATATAAAATGTTTTATTCGTTTTTACTTAACTCAGCTTGTTGAGTCTTATACCTTGGATCCGAAATACCTTCCAAAATACTGCTAATAGTCATGTCAACTACCTCTTGGTGAGTATGATCAGCTAAATCGCAATTGCTGCTCGAAGATAGCGAAACTTTAGCTGGGTTTTTAATGTACGTTAATTTTAGACTTTTTATTATAAATATATCATTAGTGTACACTTGTATGATATTGTCTTGAAAAATAAACAAAGGTTTAGATTTTTTTGTAGTATTAAAGGGATCTCCTAATGCAGAATGAATATCATCTTGCTGCGTAAACTTAAGAGAACACAGTAGTTTTTTAGAATTTTTAATAGGATCTTTACCTTTTTGCTGGCTTAAAGTCAGCGGAGTACAAGATCGTTCATAAGTTACTGCAGCTAAAGTTTTAATTAAATATCTGTAATCTTCAGGTAAGTCTGTAGATTGATATACAAACGTATTATTAGGAGATACATCATGAAAATTAAACAATAACTCTTGCTCTACTACTAACGTCCTAAGATCGTCAATACGTTTTTGAGATTCTTCAAACCCTTTTTGGTAAATATTATTTTTACCATACTTTAAATTAATAAACTTTTCTATAGATTTATTTAACTCTAAATCAATTTCTTCAGATAAAAGCGTGTCAGCTTGGAATGAATTAATCTTATCCACTCCTTGCTGAACCGCCAAATGCATTTCATTAATATCCATTAGTATATTATTACATTACATTAAACTGCTACTTCTTTAAGCTTTGCTCGTAAAGTAGTTAATTTTCCTGAGTTCTTTTTGTTTTTCAAATAGATTACAGTATCATCAATAGTATCTCCTAGTATTTCATCAATAAAAATAACTTGGTTTCCTATTTTTCTTAGCACGCCAGCTTCAATCATTTCATCTATCTCAGCTTTTGATTCTAAATGCTTGTCTTGTGCAACCTTTAAAAATTGCTTAGGATTAGCTGTTTTTAGATCGTACAACGCATTTTCTACTTGCTCATGAGACAATGTATCAGGATTGATATGTTCTCCCAGCAAACGTAAGATTCTCTTCATATTCTTTAAATCAGAAGACACTTTGATATATTCTTTATCTGCATCTTTCTTAAATTGAATTTCATTGAATCTTTTTAATTCATCTCTTGAAGTATCTTGTATATAGAATCTTCCACCTATTTCGTTCATCTTTGCTTCAGTAGTTCCTACATGAGGATGCTTAATTGCAAAGTTGTACTTGATGTAATCCATAATACTTATAGGTTCTCCATTTTCATGGGATCCTACTTCTAATTCAACTCCTGTAAATCCTACAGGAACTGTTAAGTTAGCCCAAAATTCTTTTGTATGTTTTGGCCAATCAACATGGTCTGGCGAAACATCTAAAATTCCATTTAGATATTTTTTTTCATCAGAGGGTGAAAACCCTTTAAGTGGCTGTCTGTTTACAAAAACACTACTTAGTTTAGTTACAGCTTCAGCTAACACTTCTTTTGGTAAGTGATTATTAATCTCCTTACGCCTTAAAAATACTTTTTTACTCATAATTATAGTTCTTTTTTAGTTAGGTGAGGTATAAAGAATAATTCCCCCTATTTAAAAGTTAAAAGAAGTGGGGGATTACTCCCCCACAACTTAACCAAAAAACCAATATATAGACACGCGATTAACGCCTTGTTATGATGCTACACATGTGATGTCAAGTGAAGTATCAAATCTCTTTAATACAATACCTGCTGTTTTCAACATATGTACCGATGCACCATCCACGTCAGAAGCTCTAGCAGAACCAGAGTCAAATCCACGAGGTACAACAGAACCAGCTACACACCATCTCATCATCTCACGACCTTTCTTAGAGATCATTTGTACGTTTGCTTGTCCGTCATAATTAGACTGATCAACAAATACCATACGGTAAGATTCAAGAGAATACCCTGTAACAGGATGCTTTGCACGAGTTTGTGCGATAGGACCATGATCAAACATTGGTAATTTAACTACATTTACTGTATGACCATCAATGTGCTCATAAGAAGTAAAGTAACCAGACATACCTAAGTTACGACCAGAACCTGTAATGAAACGATTTTCACCACCTGTTTTCCACGAATTATTTGTTGCACCAAAGTGACCTTTAAGAGCTTCATCGAATTCACGAGCTCCACCAGTACCGGTGTACAAAGTAATTTGCTTATTATTAGTGTCAGACATTCCGTAGAATAAGTCACCAATAATGTTTTTAATCTTCGCCTCAGTTAGAGTCGAATATGTATCACGATTTACGATCTGCTCTAAAAGTCCAGGTCCAATAACAACCGGTTGGCCGTTTTCGTCTTTCATTTGAGTTGATCCTTTTGCGTCATACGTTTTTTGTCCGTACCAGTAATACATTTCACACTCTTCTTTGAAGTTAAGCATGTGTGTGTATTCCTCGTAATCCATCCAAAGTTTTGTAGATCCGCCACCTTTTTTAGGAAGAGTAAATTCAGCTACAAAGTCTTTAGCATTACCAGACATGTGATATGATTTACGAATTGTACCAATCTTGTTGCGAACTCTACCTGGAGTCTCCCAGTTAGATGCGTTCCCACGAGAGAAGTCAACTCCTACTGGAGCGTACATTTGAGCCCAAAGAGCTCCAACTACATTTCCTTTAGTAAGTTTAGCTGCCACATCAGGGTTAACTAATTTACATAAGTATTTGTACCCGTTACCTACCTGCTCTGGTTCCGCCATGATTCGTACTTGCTCACCTGCTTCGTTTACTAAAACGTAAGGGAAAACAAACCACTTATCTGGGAATGTTAAGTAAAAAGTTCCGCCACCTAATCCTAGGTTGCTTCCTGCGTTTACTGATGCGATTGGTCTAGTCTTTAAAGAATGTGTCTTAACACGATATTCGTATTCCAACCTATCAATAGACTTTACGTTACCAACACCTTCAGTTAAAAAGGACAGAGGAAAACGTTTATCTTCTTTACCCGATAAATGGGTAATGATTGGAGACAATTCAGTAGGCTTAGACAACATCGCATTAGCAAGACTGTTCATATCAGTCATTTGAGAATCGTTATAAAAATTCTTCTGTACGCTAATGTTAGTTCCGTTTATTGCCATTGTTCAATAATTTATATGCAAAGTTAAATATTGCCGTTGTTAAATGTCGAGATCTAATGAATCTACATCAAATTTACCTTTTCGTCTTTGGGCTTTTCTAGCGCTCTTAAGTGACTCATCTCTATTAGAAATTTTATCTCTTAATGATTTGACACTTTTTGTATTAGCTTTCTTATTGACAATGTCACTAAGATTAAAACCTTTATACATTAAGTAATCAATTGCTAGCTTCACTTCCATGTCGGCTTCAGTGTGATCTAGATCTCGTTGTGTAGTACCTTCATTATTCACAGGTGTCGAAATATAGTTAAAAAACTTTGATTTCTCCCTCTCTGGAATTGTTATCCCTGCAAACTCTTGAGACTCTTTAATAGTATTAGCAACTCCATTCCAAAAGTCTTGTTGTTGCTCTTCCTTTTTTACTGTCTCTTCACGTTGCGCTTCAAACATGGACTCACGTTGCTGCGATTGATACTTGCTTAAAGCATCTTTGGCCGCAGCAGCCTTTTTAAATAATTTACCAGAATCTTCATAATCTTCTAGTAACTCATTTGTAAACTCTTTATCATGACCTTTAAGCTCTAAATAGTTACTTAAAATAACTTTTTGAG